TCCTTACACAGTTTCAGCGTTAAGTTTAGCAACACGCATTGCCTTGAGATTTGATTCAGTAGCGCAAAGTCGGACACTACATTCACGGCCGTTTTCGTGCATATATGTAACATCAATCCAAGCTACAGTTTGATTAGCAGCATTGAGATTCAAGCAAATATTAGTGATATATCCTGACAGGTCGCCAGCAGCACTAGTCCAAGAAATTGCATCATTGATATTGAGATTCATAATTAACTCCGTTTTGTTACTGTCTAAGATTCTATTATATACCCAAATCCATTTATTGTCAAGTTTTAGCTTCTTCGTGTAGCCAATTATATTCGCTGATCAGATCGGATGGATAGTCTTCATTGTAATAAAAATAATAGCGAGCCGTTTTTAATCCAAGTTGTTCCTTCATTAGAGCAAATCCTGCTGCTAGAATTTCAGTCTCAGTTTTGAGACTTTTGGGTAATTGTTGTGCTATTGTCATTTTGTGTCCTTTATTTTATTCAATACAAGTATTATATACCCAAAACCATTTAATGTCAACCGTTAATTCTGACTGGCCAAGTCAAGAAAATTCAATAAACGTTTCCCTTTGTATAACTGATATTGGACTTTTGATGGATTTCCAACTAATCTATTAGCAGGGAAATATAATAAATCCTTAGTTCCGTTCCCGTCAATATCAACAAAAGACATTGATGTATCAAAATAATCATTAGAAGGAGAAGGGAATTTTGAAGTATCCACTAAACTGAAGTTACCCAATCCGTCATTTAAATAAATAACCGGGATAGCATTTTTCCCAATTGGGGTGATAATTATATCATCAGTTCCGTCATTGTTTGTATCAATACAATCAATTTTCAATACATTGACATTGGTTATCTCTCCTATAATGTTGATATCTATTTTAGTAAGTTTATCATTTAAAGTACTAAAGGCTACGATTTTAGTAGTTGCTTGCAAATCATTATAATTTTTATAAAGAGTTCCACCTTTATAGCCACTAATAATTTCTGCTCCAGTAAATAATACTATAGCAATTGAATCTTCATTTGATTTTCTTTTTAATTCGCAACCTGACTCAAAACTAGGATCAATATAATCTTTGTTGTTAATTTTTACTAAATTGGTTTGTGAATTTGTATTATTATCTATTACAGGAATAATTTGTACGGTTGTAAAATTCCAAACATCTGTTTTAACCCAATTTATTAAATTATCTTTTCTAACACGTAGTTCAAGTCCCAATGATGTATTAGACATGGATATTGCCTGATGAGAATTATCGTTGATAGATTTTCGTTTAAAGAAAAGATTTAAACTATTTGAAATCCAATCATATCCAGAAATTAATTTCCATCCATTAGAATATCTCCAAACTTCGGGATACCCAAAATAACCCATAAATGTACTGACTACATCTTTGCCACCTACTTCATTATCTATTAATTGAAGTTTATTTGTTTTGGTAAACAATCCTAATTTTTGAATAGTATATCCACCAATACCATCAGATGTCATAAAAACTTTTTGAATATAGTTTCCTGTATAATATTCAGGTTCTAGTCTACCATCTTCAGGGGTAGTTCCCCATACAATATCATCATACCCATCATTATTAAAATCATATATAACAACATCGCCCCCGTTGCCACCTATATCAACCATATCAGTATGAAATATAGTTTGTGTTCCGTCTATGAAGTCTCCGTTATTTTGTTGAATAAAAACTACCATGCCATTAATGACAGGTAGGGTAGACAATAGTCCTCTAGCAGAATCATCTACAGTACACCAAAGACTAAACACCAAATCTTTTTTGCCATCTTTGTGTCCAATTAAATTTGCCGACGATACAAATTGTACTGATACTCTGTTATTACATAGTTTATCGTATTTTGCACGTAGATCAGGTAGTAATTGGGGAGTACTATCAAAGAGTAATACCGGTGCTGCATTTACAATCGGGGTAACACCAATAGATTGAATGTTTGGATTTACAGTTGATACAGTGGTAACATTATTAGTTGGCGAAGTATCACCGCCGCCACCGCAACCAGCGAGTATAAATGACAACAACAATAAAAGTTTTTTCATGGCTTACCCATAGTTACACAATATGTCATTAGTATAACATATAGTAGATTAATTGTCAAGGTAGGAACGCCCCAATTAAGGGGCATTATGTTTTGGGCTAGAATTACTTCTTAGGTGTATTTTGGTTTACGAAAGCATACATCTTTTCAGCAGTTTCCAAAACTTTCTCAAGTCCTGGGAATTCGGGCATCCCGACAGAGGTAACTAATTTTCCATCTTTATCTTTTACTTGGGACATTTCCCAACCATTCCACTTGTATGAATATTCTTGACCAATAAGGTCTTGTGCTTGTTTAAGAATCTCGGTACGAATCTCGTAACCGTTCTTGTTGAATTTTACTTCGGGTAATTTTGGTGTATCAAATTGTGACATGTTAATCTCCTTGTGTTATGTCTGTGTGTTAGCTTATTTTTTTGCAGTCTTTGCCTTGACTGTTTCATCCTCACCATGAGGATAAATTGCTTTACTCATACTGTCAGCAGTATAAGATAACATCTCTATTGTATTCTTTGCCATCATCTTTGCAAAGACTGTTTGGGCATCTATAAAGTCGTTGGCAACCTTATTTAATCTCTCGTCTTTGAAAATTTGATTAGTTGCCATCCTTTTTGAGGACTGGAACATCTCTATATAAAAATCGGGTGTAAACATAATGGATCCTTTGTTAGTATGTTATTTAGTTATTAGATCCAGCCCTTAAAGTCAGACATAATAAGTTTACGTGCGCCTTTATGATCTCCGTTGTGTGCTAATGATGAGGCTGCTCGGGCCTGTCTCATTGCACCAAAAAAATTGTATATTGCTTTTAATACTCTCATGCTAGCCATCCGCTATTACGGTTAAGATATTTCAATTCAAATTGACGCTCTAAATGTTCAACTTGTGCATTATTTGTGGGATTGTGTGAAACAATATATTGTTCCAATTGTGAGCCGTATGTTTCTGGCTCAGCAAATTTGTGTAATAGGTTACAAAAATAACCTGATATTTGATTTAACATGTTTCTTTCCTGTGTATGTGTAAACTGAGTTTTTAATTACAGAACTCATTAACTGTATTTATGCCTCATTATAGATTTCTCTATATTTTTGCATAGCCTTTGCACGGGCAACTGCTAAACGAACAGTTACATAATCTGATAATGGGGCATCATCAAAGTCTGTAACCTGTTCATCTACAAAGTAGACTTTTGGACGACTATATGCACGATGATAATCCAATTCTTCTGGACCACCATCGTCATCATCATCGTCTATTATATTACTTGGTTGCGGGTGCTGCTGGCTCAGTTTTAGCTGGCGCTTTTTTGTCTTGGACAGGGGTAGCTGGCTTAGCACTTTTGGTCGCATCCACTTTTTTGTCCTCCTTCTTCTTAGCTAACTTCATTTCTTCCTTAGCTGGAGCAGAAGCAGTTGCAGCAGGTGCAGCAGCAGGAGCCGCCGGAGTTGCTGTTTTAGCAGGCTCGGTAGCGAAAGCAGCAGTAGTTACCAAAGTAGCGATAAGAGTAGCGATTGTTTTCATTTGAAGTTTCCTTTTAAAGTTAATGAAATTTATGCTTGACATTATCAACCTTCTTACAACGACATGTACGCTTTTCATCACAATTGGATAATCTCCAATCATAGCTAGTGGGCAAATACTGTTCCTGAAACGGTTCGGTTTTATCCTTTTTCGTTTCGTAGTCATCAAGTTGATTTTTATCTTGCATATATATATAACGCCGTAGCCCAAGGATCCGTTGACAAGACTAAATACTAAATGCAATATATATCTTATCAGGGCATTTACGACGGAACCAATTTTGAAGATGCTGCTACACCCAAACAAATAACCAAATCCATGAATGCTGGATTTAGTACTATGGTCAATGTTTGGCGAATTAGTGGGAAACTATATTTGGGCGTTACTCAACCCATAACTGAAGTGACCGAAAAATATCTTCAAGGTCCTCGCTTTTGGTTAAATGCCATGAATGATGATATGCAGACTTGGATTGTAACTCAGCCAAGCAAGTCATATCCAAATTACTTTTGGTTCCCTACTGATACAGAAAGTACTCCGGTAACGGCAAGTAATGGAAAAATCATTACTCCGGGTACGGTTGCCATAAACAACACCAGTGTTATATTTCTACCTGAGATACAGGATAGAGGAATGTTTAGTACAGTACACCTACGTTGCTTTGGTGTATGTAGTAATTACTTGTCTTTTATTAAACGTATGCGTAATGAAGGCGAGTGGTATTAACCACCACGACCTGCTCTACGTGTAACGTTTGCCCCACCAAATCCCTTAGAATTTGCTTTAGGTCCTTGCTTTTTAGGAGCCTTACCTAATCCAGGATGTGCTGCATTTTTCTTTTTTGCTTCTTGTGCCATTGCTATGAATGGATTCTTACTTTTCTTTTCTTCTGTCATTGTCGTATCCTCACTGATTCTAAATAACTTTCTATATCACCATATAGTGCTAGCATCATTGCTATCTTACTATCATAAAGTCTGACGAAAGGTTCTTTTGACTCTGCATCCTTATTTACACTAAAATAATATGGGCATTTAATTTTCTTGTTGCAGTCAGTTAGAAATTTATACCAATTGGTTTTCTTAACTTTAACAGGAAGATCAAAGAATTCTATTTGTGCTAGTCTAAAATGTATATCGCCCTGTGGAGTAAGGCGTAGGCTGTCACCTGATTTGGTAAACCACCAATCACTTATAATTGATTCAATTGGAATGTCATTACTAGGCAGCTGATCCATAACTGCTCTAGTGATAGTGTATTTTAGTTTTTTTCTATCACTCATCTGGGTACACTACAGTACCATTATTCATAAACACGACTGTGAATTTATCTGTTTTAAATTGTGTGTTTAGTTTGCGACAAAGATTACGTGCATGACCGGGATTGCTGAAACTTGTTTTCTTATATTTAGGAGTAGCATCAGGATCTTGATAGTGTTGTGATTTTAAGTTTATAGGTTGGCCATCATAGAATACAGCCCATATGCCACTGGCTTCTACAATTTGATCAGACTTGTATGTTACTTTATCTACAAGTTCCAATAATACTTTTGGTTGTGTTCTACTCATTAAAATTTACCTCCGACTAGTTCAACTTGAATAACTTCGGAAGTGTTCTTCTTTCCTTCAGTACTTTCATAGTGATCTATTAATAATTTAGCCAATTCATCACGCAAGCCTCTAGCATCAGATAATGGAATTACCACATCTTTACCCTGTCTGCCCTCAATAGTAGCTACTCTATCAATAAATCTTTTGATATGAATCATTAGATATTTATCTGACTTTTTGCTTCATCCTCAGTTTTAAAAGGTCCTATATACTCATAACGCTGGATAAAGATATATTTAGGGCAAAATGTGACAGCAGGTTCTTCCCCTTGATACAAAACATACCATCCCGCAGCATGAAAACACTTGCTTTTCTGTGTTTTAGTGAATAGATGAACCTTACGCTTGATATCAAGTATAGAATTGAAAACTTTCTTTGTTGTTGGATATTCATTGAAAGGCACTTCTTTTTTATTCTTGTCTATTTTGATAGTTTCAAACTCTATTTTAGTTTGCTTTTTGATTGCATTAGTATTTTTAAAATGAGTTTTATTGCCATTGAGTTTTACTTCAAAGCCAGACCCATCAGCAATAACATTTCCTACTTTTTCTTTGCCATCAGTAACAATCCAAAATTGATTTTTAACGACGGGTTTTGCGATTAGTGGTTTTGACATTCTCTTCTTCCATTTCTATTAATTTTGTAATCTTTTTAAAATTACTTTGTTTGTCTACTATAACATTATAAGTAGTATTCTCAAAGCATATTGGTAAATCCAAATGAATACTAAACTGTGGACCAATTGTGTCGTTGATTACAGTATCATTGCCAACCGTACCCACAAATGGAATTTTATTCCAGTATCCAAATATACGCTCACCAAATTCATATTTGGCTACGTGGCGATTTTCTTTAAAGTAGTCTGCTTGATTACGCATAAGTGATGTTACTCCATTTTCTATCTTTGTGGTCCCAATGTCTTATATCGTATGTTTTAAACTCTAATGTAAAATTCAACAATGATAAGGTTAAACTAATGCCAGCATGGTCAGTTCTTATGGTATATTCAAATTCTATACCTAATAATTCATTACTATGATATACATTAAATTCCCATGCTTTAGTTCTGGTAAATCTTCCGCCGGTACTTTTTAATATTTTCCAAATTGGACTCCATGGATTAGTTAAACGTAATTTAAAGTATATCATTTTTTAGTATTCATCTTAATGTTTAGGTGCTTCTTTTTTTGCAGGTTTCTTTTCACGTTTGGCTTTTTCTTCTTCAACTGCTTTTTTTTGTGCCTCTGTCATAATCAATACTGTTTTACATGTTTTCTTAGCAGGTGCCTTTAAGGAAGCCTCAGTGGTTTCACATACCCGTTCAGTTTTGTAAGCTAAGGCAGGTGTAACAGTAATTAGTATTATACTAAAACAAAGCCATTCAATAAGATTCATTCTTCAACTCTGACAGTAATTTTTTGTATTCTGCCATATGTGCTAGCTGTATGTTATGTAGATACACATAAAGTTTAGTATCCGCAGTCCAATCTTTTACTTGTTTGACAAAATTAGGATCAACTTGAGTTTCAAGTAAGTCAACATATTCATCTATTGTCATTCTTCAACCCCTGCCTTGTCTACATTTGTGAAATGGCATAATGCGGCCAAGCCAGCCAATCATTTCACCGCAATTTTGGCAACAGTACGATGGGTATTTCTTCATTCTTCAACTCCAAAATGTTGTTTAATCTTGTTATGAATCAACCATTGGTATTCGCATTCTTCTGTTTGAGGTGTGTGAGTGTGGGCAACATCAGCGCACTCCTTGACAATCAACTCGGCGAACTTTTCTGCATTGAGCAGCCTAATCTTTGTATCTGGGTCAGCCATATTAGGCACCCAGTACATCGCCTGTTCTTTAAGTTGTTTAATTCGTTTGTTCATAAAACCTCAACTACACGATATTTACTGTATGGATAATTCTCATTAAGCCATTCAATCATACCTTCTTCGTACGGAAGAAATACATCATTGAATTTGTTAGTTATATACTTATTCATCTTTTTTTACCTTATCTTTTTTTTGAGACATGATATGTTCTCGGTACCATTCAACTGCTATATTTCTTTCCCGTAATGCATTTTCTTGTTGTATTATTTTGTTTTTATTTGTTGCACGAACACGTACTACTACCAACAAAACAATAACAATTAATACAACAATCAAGTCCACAAACTATCTCTTATCTTAATTAAACGAATCATCATTTAATTAATCTTTGGTCAATTCAGCAACCAATAAGAAATGTTCGTAGGCTTTCTTCACTGCTGGATTAGTCATCAACTGATCAGCTTCTGCCATCATAGCTTTCACACCTGCTTCGGCAATATCGTGTGAACTGGCTCCGTTCAAGGTGCAAAGTTCATCACCAAACTCTTTTGCTAGTTTCTTCCATGCTTTACGTTGTCCTTCTGTTATTGGAGTTCGCACAGGTTTCAGTTCACTAGCTTTATGCATAGCACGAATTATAGCTTCTTCGGCTACTCGGCTGGCTGCAATCATAGCCGCATAGTTAGGATCAATATTGAACCTACGACTCTGCCCACCCGGATATACCATCACAAGATGATTACCTTTATGGAAACTGTCCATCCAGTCGCTATCGTATTCTGCAATAGGTACATACCTATTGCCTTTCTTTTCGTAATAAATCTTTTTCATATCATGTCCACAAACTATCTCTAATCTTAATTAAACGAATCATCATTTCAGTATCTTCTTTTTCGTAGGCTGCTTCAATCTTAGTAGTAAGTTTAAGAGCCTTATCTCCTGCTTTTTTACTTGCAGTATCTCTATCAGACCTGCCAATCCAGTTAGTACCATACACAATGCGTAAACTTTCACAGTAATCACTCCAGCCACTTGCATCGTGTGGGTCTGGACGATTTGGATACACAGTGGTCCACCACATATAAAGTTCTTTGATTTCCTTAGCACGTAATGCTTGACCAGTAGGACGACCGTAGTTTTCATCACCTTCTTCCACACCCATATCGTTACCAAGTGTTAGGGTCATTGCCCAGTCAAGATGATCGAGACCTGCCCGAGGGCAACGCCAAGTGCGCCAGCGCCACCAACCACTAGCATAGAAAGGAGGATCATATTTAGCACGATCTTCCTTGCTTCCCCATGCGATGTGGCTCCAGGCTTGTTCGATCTCGACAAAATCAACCAACTCATTGAATAAGCATGGAAGGAAGCGATTGCCAACATCACTCCAAGAACCAGGCTTAATATCACGGTGATGAGCGGTGAGAGCATGAGTACGAGTAACGTACCTGTTATTAATGTAATATTTGACATCATATATTTTCCGAATAGGATATGTTACAAAATCTTGGAGATGCCCAAGTGCTTCTTCTGCTAACCAATAACGAACAGGGTGATAACCTTTAGCTTTGTTAGTCCATTCATCCCATTCTTCACTTGTACCCGCATTAAGTTTGCGAGTACCACGCACCCAATCAGCAAAAGGGGTGCAACTCCAATAGTTACTGTGTTGTGCCATGTTTAAATACTTCTGGGTTATCTTCTACTAGTGCAATTAATGCATGTGTTTGAAACTTCACCTGTTCTTCTGTCATTTTTAGATTGTATGCATGGTCTAGAATATGTAATACTTCATGCCACAATGCAATCTTTTTAGTTTGTTCAGTAAATTGATCACCAATCCAAATCTCTTGGTCATTGAATCGTGCAAGACCAATTGTGCCCTGCATTTCCTCTGGTGTTTTGTATTTTACTTCGTATGTTAATCCACAAATTTTTAATTTCATTCTTCTACTCCAAATAATTTTTTAATCAAATCAGAAGCCTTATAAGGCTCTGCTGTATCAGCTACGTTAGCACATTGTTTGACAACCAGTGCTGCAAAATTGTTTGCAAACTCTTTGGTACTTTTCCCGGTCATTTGACGTTGTGCCTCTATCCACAAATCTCCAATTAACTTTTCATTCATTTCAATACACCTACGTAAGGACTGTTAAGCCACCTAGCATAAGTTTCCGCGTTATCCGCAATCTTGTTCAATTCATACTTACCCGCAAACTTCATAAGGTGTATGCCCACTTGTGGAATAGTAGTTCTACGAACACCTTCACGGATATTTGTATCTACTGATAGTTTAACATCATCGGGCTGTGCTGTCAAGTCAATCAATACCCGATTACGTTCATACGCATCACGTACACGGACCTCATTACCATCATGGTCCGTCCAACGCTGTAACATCATATTGTTCCAGTCAAATCCACGTTTTGTTCTGTCAGCATATGCTTCAATTAGTCCAGCTTTCTTTTGTGAACCTTTTTCACGTACCCCGGGAAAGGCACTGAACACATTGTCAGTCGCATCACCACGCATACATTTTTTAAATAATAGATATTGTGGATCCTCTAGTAGTTTTGGATTCTTTTCTTTATCTTTTACTGGACGACCTTTATCATCAAAGTAACCTTCCAATGTGATTAGTTCCCCAGTGACACCCGAATATTGTTTAACTTTGGGAGTAATTAATTGTAGGTAGTCGGTATCGGTTGAGATGATAAAAATTTCATCATCAGGATGCAAGTGAATGAAACGTGCAATCAAGTCATCTGCCTCAGCCTTTGGATCACGAAGGACACTACAGTTAGTTTTCTCTTTGAGCCAAGTCGTGAAACTTTCATATGTTTCCCAAAAAAGTTTTGACTCCTCTGCCTCTGCTTCTGTTTGAGACATTGTATCTACTACACGGTTCTTCTTGTACGGAGTGTAATAGTCTTTACGCCAGCTACGCCCCTCCAAGCAAAATACTACATGATCAATTCCAAAACGTTTAACGATTTGATTAGTACTTGCAAGTGTAAGATGCAGGGCCATCCCCACCTTCTCCCATGCATCACTATTGCGTGATGCAATATGACGGGCACGAAAGAATGTATTTGCGGTGTCGATTAGTGCGTATTTCATGTGTGTATTATATACTACTATTTAAATTATTTCAATTGAATTTGGGCAAGAGTCAGTCTAGCAAACACACTATCACCAAAATTCCATCCTTCGGGCATACTTGTTTGCATATCTAATTCATTATCAAGTAATTCAGCTTCTTCGTTAGTAATCAATACAATAGCCAAATTATTCTTAATCATTTGTGCTACTTCGGTAATGCTACGCTTTTCCATAGTCATTGTCACTGCTTGATTGAAAACCATAATACAGGGAACGATATGTTCTCGGTATGTATTTTCTTTACTGCGCTTAACTGATTCACCGATTGTAATCAGATGGTCAATGCTGTCACCCTCAAGTAATGAACGAGCATTCTCTAGGCCAAACCCATCTTCGTTATCAATAAAGTAACGGAATCGTTTGGCAATCTTTTCAAAGATATTGCGCTCGGACACTTCACGCGGAATCGGCTTAAGTGCTTGACCACGAACCTTGCGTACAATAGTTGTAATAGATTCTATGGTACCAACTATGATCCAAAAGTTTTCAAGTACATCCCCATCAAAGGGAATATTCATAAAGTCTTGTTCATCTTTGCGCTTAGACCGTTTACCAATTTTTTCAGTAAACCCTAGGGCTAGGATTTGTTTACGCATCTCCTCAACATCTTCATTACGGGCTTTCCAACCTACTGTATAGTGATTCTTTTTAATCTCGCACTTGACACCGTTGTTAGTGAAGAGGACGCAATTACCTTGCTCCTCGTATACACGATCGGTATATCCTCGATCCTCGCATGAGGACTTGAATAAATTAAAAGCAATTGCTGCCATTTGAACTTTCTAAATTGATTATTATACACCCAGAATCATTTATTGTCAACCTAATTTGACTTGATAACCAGTAGAAGTATACCGATTTAAATAGTCTTTTGCATCATAAGTCTTAATCCCGTTGTTTGTTGGGCAACGTGTGATGAGATTTTGTGGGCGATAATCTGTGCGAACACCGTTATTGTGATCTAATGCTAATGTATGACGCCATACATTATCCCATTCTGCATCAGTAAATAAATGACCGCGTTCAAATTCACGTACTTTACGCCCATTGACTTCGCAATTAGTTTTTCCCGTAGCAGGATCAATAGAACCTGCTTTCATGCAAGCCTCACAATAAGTCTTTTTATATTGTTGATTCATACTACCTGCATTATACCCCACCGTGAAACTAGGTGCTTTAAACTTAGTGACGTTTGCTTTGGGTACATGATTCTTAATAGCATCCATGTAGATTTTCTTACCTTCATCAGGAGAGTAAGTATTTGTTGCAAACTTACGATACGCAGTGGCTAGCAATGCGGATTGTTCTGAGAAATTTATCACAGCAGTACACATGAACACTACATATTCTGCTAACAAAATCTTTTGCTCTTTGGAAACTTCCAAAGATGCAATTTCATTTGCTTTTTCTAAATGACTGTGCATATTATCAAATGGCAAACGATTAGCACGTGCCATTACTTGCTGTTGCATGTTGGTAACTTCTTTACCCGTAGGATTCGTCAGTATAGAAATATATTTCAATCGTGGAATATCCCATCCCATTTGACCTTGTTGAATTACTGATAGAAACACAGGATCTGAAAAATTAATTGCATTATTTGCACGATTAATTACATCAGTCGCATCATTAACGTACCCGAATGGATATACTTTATTTCCAGTCTTTTGGTACTCTTTGTGAAAGCAAGTGACAATTCCATAATCAGCCGACAAACTTCTAGCCCAAGTTTTAAACCGAGTATCATTTCCGTTTATACCTGATTCGTTATGTAAAGGGATACCGTTAGCAGCCTTCATCTGACCAAACTTAAAGAATGCGCCCGGCATCTTTTTTACAATGTTGATATCCTTTGCTTTCTCCCAAGTGTCATCTGTAATTTTATTCAACAAAACTTTGAGAGAAATCAAATCTTGTTCAATCAATGCTTTACTATTTTGATATACTGATGCTACATTGATAGATGTCCAACCACTAACGAATGCAGTAGAATCTTGTAACTTCGGCATCACTGGCAAGTAATTGAATATAGTTTGCCCTTCGTTAGTAATACCTTGTTGACTTTTTGTTGGTGTACCAGTAAAGCCGATAATGATTGAGCCATGATTAGCTAATTCACGAAAAATAGTTAGCCAGTGGGGTACGTAGTTTTTATTGTTACGTCCTTGATCCTCTAATATTGTTCTCCAACTAGGTGTTCCCATACCATAATGAATTTCATCAACGATGATCAAGTCAGGTGGTAGCAATTTATGCGTACCTGTGGTATTGGTTGCATTATAGTCATTCCACTTGCCACCTACATATTGAGTAGTCGCAAACATAACATCCACGATTGGTTCAACGGATACAAATTGTTTTCTCAACGGATCTTGGCTTGCTTTGAGTTCTGCATTTAGTTCGTCTTTATTAGAAACACGAATTCTAACTGCTTGACCTAGTCTATTGACAATCACCGTGTTATGCCATAGTGCTTTGAATTTTTCATATGGTACACTGGTGCAACCTGAATCCGGTGATGTGAATAATACTGAACGAATATGTGGGAACTGCTGAATCACTGCTGGAATTGATACATGCACTAGAACGTGAGATTTACCTGAACCAGTTGGAGCTTGTGCAATTAGAATTCGCTGATCGGAATTTTTTATCGAATCTTTTATTGCATCAATAACGTTGTCATACAAATATTGTCGCTGCAAGGGACGCAACAAATTTGTGTTGACTAATGAAATAGCACTACTAACAATAGACTTTTTTGCTATGAAATTACTCATAATATAACTTTTTTAAGTTTAAAGAATCATTATAACACACTTGACTATTAATAGTCAAGACAATTTTTGTTGTATTTTTACAACAATTAACTGACTTCTGTACGCCCGTCGCCCAAATCCTTAGCACGGACCACTCTCATATCCGTGGCCTGCGTCCGATTTTCTGGGTCAGCTTGTTGTTGTTCATATAGTTCAAGTGCTACATTGCGACATACCGATTGGAACCAACGTTCAACTATCATAGTATCACTATCATCATCACGGATTTTATATCCTGCACGAATTAAATTCAATACAAATTTGTCATTCCAATCTAATTCAAATGCGCCACTGTTAATATCATATGGGTCAAGTTCCATTTTTAAAATATTAACGTAAGGCAAACCCAATTCTTCGGCCTTCTGCTTGTCTGATATAGTAGCAGGATCCTTCTTTTCCTTAGGTTTGCGTGGTTTCTTTTCCTTAGTAGTCTTAGCAGCCTCTACGATCGGTTCTGGCTTTTTGCCAAATAGTCTATCAAATAATCTCATTTTTATATCTTTCAAATAATTTAAAGCTGGCAAGATTCTTTGCCTTTGATTCACACATTATATCAAAGTTATCACAGAATGTCAATGCCCAATCGTTCACTGCATCGTTCCAGTAGTAATCACTATGTGCCCGAAGTTTCTGTTTGCTATAGCCATTTTCTAGCAATAACTCCAACTCTGGGCGATCAGTAGTGGAAACGTCTGTGAGTATATCTTCGCGGCTAACACTGTAATGCATAGTAGGGCGAACACCGCGCCAACTATCAATAACACGTTGTACGTTTTCATCATTAGGTTGAATGTATTCTCCCTCACGTATCCAGTTATGGTGTATATCCATGACCGTAGGTACGAGGTCAGATAATGATAAGCAGTCAAGTAGTCCATGTGTGTATTCCTCATTCTCTAGTGTAAGTGTGTTGCGGGCTTCGGGTGACAAACGATTGTACACATCACGAATGCCCTGTGGACCTTTACGACCACTGATGTGTACATTTACTTTAAAGTCTTGAAATGTCTTACCATAGCCCATCCAACGAACCATGTCACAATGATATTCAAATTCTTCTATACTCTTATTTACTACTTCTTCACGGTCGCTTGCTAAAACTACAAATTGGTCAGGGTGAAAGCTAAGACGAACATCATTAGCCCGTGCAGTTTCACCAATTGGTGCCATCCAATGTTGTAGTTTGTTCTGAATATCAGATTGTTGCCAGAATCCTTGCCAATCTGCATGAGTATAAAATGAAAGCATATCACTAGTAAGACGAACCATACGTAGTTCGGGTTCTAGTGTTGCAACCTTCTTAACTAGATTGTGAGTATGTAGAATGTTACGTTTTGCAACTTCAATAATCTTTTCCTCTGCTACACTACGACTTTGACGATTGGCCCATGCCATAGTAGTGCCACCTGTATTGAGTTCGGGTATGCTGGCGACTTCTCCCTTGCTATTAATTTCACTAAATTTACAAGCAAAGCCGATACGTTTGATAGATTGATTTGTCAAGATAAAAGTCCAAAGTGATAAATAATACATATAGTGTAACAGAATTACGCAATAAAGTCAACTATTTACGGACAAAAACATGAGATTTACCGAAATTATATCCGAGGATGCTAACCCAAAGCGACAAGCCGCAATAGCCATTGCCATGAAGAAAGCTGGAAAGAAGCCAAAAGATGTGACGGAAGCTGGTATAACTGGTTCTAGCCGTAGTGCTGAGGCTATAGCAAAACAAAAAGAATGGAACTCATCATCAGCATCAGATTCAAAACAAGATACTAAGACATTTAGTTATCAAGGTTATACTATTAATTTTACACCAGATAAGTTGAACATATATCTAGGGGGAGATTTAGTTTTTAGTAGAAAAGGTAATTTTGCTGACCCCACAAAAAAACAACTTGTTGCTGCTCGGCTAAGTATTGGAAAAATCATTGATGATAAACGGAGAGAAGCCCTCATACATAGTGTAATTCAAAAAAACAAAGGAATGCAAGGTGTGGCGGAGGGTCCTTCTGAGGTTATGGGATTGGCAAGTTTTGCTCTGGGCGGTGGTATACCCGGGGGAGAAAGTCCCTCAGATATAGTTGAATTCGCACCATACGATCATAACGATAGTGACGATGATTTTGATGATGAGGGTGATGATGAATTAAGAAGTTTGTATGATACTAAATTTGAATTAGAAGCAGAGTTGGATTATGCGGATGAGGAAGATAGAGAACATCTAGAATCAGAGTTGGAAGATGTTCATGCTAGAATACTAGAATTAAACCCAGATGCTACCCTTGAAGAAGGCGAGAATTGGTCAAAGTACAATCACAAGCGTGTAGGTGGCATGAGTAAGAAGTCTGTTAATAGCTATCGCCGTAGTCATCCTGGTAGCAAAATTCAAACAGCAGTAACAACTAAACCAAGCAAACTTAAAAAAGGTAGTAAGGCAGCAAAACGCCGTGCTAGCTTCTGTGCTAGAATGCGTGGAATGAAGAAACATCGTACTGGTGCTAAAACAGCACACGATCCAAATAGCAACATAAATAAAAGTTTGCGTAGATGGCATTGCGAATCTATTGAAGAACTACACGAATTAGTAATGCTTGCTGAACAATTTATTAGGAACAATAAAAAATGAATTTCAAAGAACTATTAGAGGGCGCAGAGCCAAGTATGCCAGGTGCCCCAAGTGGCATAAAGATTATGACACCTCAGCAATTCGTTGCTAAAGCCGGTGACATGCCTGATGAAAAAGAGGTCGATGAAGATGTTACTGCTTCTACGATATCAAGCCCACATGGTCCTGCTGCTGTAGCTGGATCACAGCGTGGACCATTCCGAGCGTCAGATGCTGCATACGGTGATCGTAATGATAAAGAAACTTTAGCTAATTATCAACTTAGAATTATGGATCGTCAAGCTGAACTAGAATTATCTAAAAAATTGGGCGGTCTGCCTCCTAAATTAGGACGAGAAGGCACTGGTATTTTTGCCGGAATGTCAGTTAGTCAGTTTCAACCATGGTTGTCTGCACATCCACAAGTATTAGATACTATTTTAAAATCATTAGCACCTGCTGCAGGGCAGTCTTCTACAACTGTTCCACCTGTGCCGACAGCAGGTCAAACCACCATGACTGACTATAAAAGAACAACAGAAGGTGTGGCGGAAGGTTCCTTAAAAGAATTTGCTCCAGGAGGCAATGGTGGAGAATCAGGACGTTGGTACACAGATGATCAAATGACTGACATAGTAGGTGATGGCTGGTGGCAAGATATGGACGTCAGCGGTGCAAACATTGGCGTAATTGATTCAGAAGTGCCAAAAGAATACATGATACAAGAAGCACAAGCCTGGTTAGATGATCAAGGTTATAGTGTTCAAGTATTAAATTGTAAAGTAAATGATGATGACATGGAATGGTATATCGAAGGCAGTTTTCAAAACTCCGGCTTTGCTAAGAAAGGCATGGCAGAGAGTCAAGAACATTTAGATAGAATTCGTAAACTATCTGGACTAGGTGAAGCAACTAAGCTACCAGCACAAACTCGTGATTTAGATAGCCAAGAATTTCAAGACTACATGAAGCGTATCGTTGGTACTCCTGATTTAGATAAAAGTGGTAATGTTAAAATAGATAAAAAAGGTAACGAAAAGTATACTACTGGTAAAACTAAAACTGACAAATACAAAATGCCTTACATCCATCGTAGTAGCGTAGTTACATACTTAAGCCCAGATGGTAAAACATATGATGAAGATGCTGTTAAACAAACATTAGCAATTCGTCCTAAATCATTACTAAAACAAAATGAAAAGATGAAGCACAGTAATGGAGAGTTTGAACAATTCTTTAATGTTGGATTCGCAGCATTGGTAGGAATTGCACTTGATGAACAAACCAATAAATTAATCATTGTTAATACTTGCCCTGGCGCCGGTAGTTGTAAAATAGAATGTTTTGCTATGAAGGGCGGTAAGATTCAATTCAAGGCTGCATGGCAAAGTGATGGTCGTATACTTACATATCTATTGAATGATCCTGATGGATTCTTTAATCAACTAAGCGGTGAGATAGCTACTGAAGCAAGCGCAGCAGCAAAGGGTGATAAGAAATTCCCTAATGGTTGGCAAACAACAGTTCGTTGGCATGACGCCGGTGACTTCTTTAGTCCAGAATACTTAGACATGGCATTAAAGATGGCTGCTAAACACCCAGACGTTAAGTTCTATGCTTACACTAAAATGGCTGGTGCAGCGTTAGCTAAGAAACCAGATAACTTCATTATCAACTGGAGCGAAGGTGCTAACACCGAGCAAGAGAAACAAATAAAGGCAAAAGATCCTAAATTAGATACAACAAAGAATAGCCGTATTGTTCCAGAGAAACTATTCTATGACTTGTTAGCTAAGGATGAGAAGGGTAACTTGAAAAAGACTGATGACGGAGCATGGCAACCTGAAGGACCAGAAGCATTACAACAAATGAAACACCGTATTGCAAAAGAATACGGACTTAGTGCTTCAAGTATTTTAAGTTACACTGAATATATGGCTAAACGAAATTCAATTCCAGCTGGTATGAAATATAATGTTATCGTTGCACCGGGTGAAGGTGACGTTAGTGCTAATGATCCGGGTGTGTTGAGTACCTTATTGCTAAGACATTAAAAGTAAATTATGCTTTATAATTTGGTTGATATTCCAAATTTAAACAATACAACTGAGTATTGTTTTAATAATGTAGGGGAATTAGAAATATTACATTCACCAATTAAAAGTCCGATTCAATTAAAGACTGATGCTTCTAAAATAATTGAAGCAATGAAACCGGCAATAGAAAAAGCAAAACATGCCCAATCAATTGTTGACAAAGAGTATTCACACAAAGATTTGTTAAACACAACATACGGACAAATAGTATATTCTGATGGTACTCACCAAATAAGAATGCATCCTCGTACTACTAATAGTCTGACGGGGTATATCTTTGTGCATGAAATTGATGATGAATATGGTATATATGACTTATATGCCTCTACTATTAATATTCCTAAAGAATCTATTTACGAATATGAAACAAATAGATTAGAATTGGTGCATATGAAACCATATACTACGTTACCATATCACATACATGAGGTAGCTGAACACGGATTTAATATAGATCCTGTAGAATTGTTGTTACCCGTATCAGGGAAATCTACATTTTGGTTCAGCACACATCCAAAAAGTGAATATCAATTAAAATATTCATATATTATGGAAGATAAAATAACAGCATTTAATCCAAGATTATTACATACAGGAACTGCGTTGACTGAGGATAATTATTTGCTTGCAATAACTCCTATTAGTAGTTTTCAAGATATTTTAAATTTAAAAATAAAGATAAATACTAGATAAAATAGGAATTTTAATATGTACCTTACTGCCGAAGAAGTAGCCAAACCGATGAGTATTAGAAATACTTTCCCAGTTTTTGCACCACCAAAATCATTTCCAGAAGAAAAGTTAATAACAAATAAAATGCCGGTTGAATTATCATGTGATATTTCTACATTATTTGATACGTCACAAATACAAGAGATATTAAGTGCTGCAAAAGATGCACAAAAAATAGTAGATGAAGGATTTGACCCCTTAAATAAAACATCTATAAATCATGACATGGTATATCACAAAGAAGCAGGTTTAGTTACAAATGGGTATGAAACTTGGTACCATTGGGATCCCACTTCAACTGTTGATCCAGAAAAAGGTTACCATTCTATATCCTTCATGATATACCGATTTAATCAAATAGGAATAGGATATGCTTATGACCATGCTATATATGACTCATTTGGTATACATTCTAGGTTATCAGAAATTTTAAAAATTGATCAAAGTGAACTTGATCTACCACATGACAATCTATTAGATATAACTCATCTTAAACCACATACCGCAGTGCCATGGGGACGAAGATCAAAAAAATCAAATACAACCTTAGATCAAGTACACTGTCAAATATTGTTAAACGGAGATGCCACAGTCTGGGCAAGAACCACTCCTAGATCAACCGACCAGGCAGAATCGTATTCAGAAAAATTATCTTCAACTAAATTGACTGCATATAATCCATATATACTTGGTACACGAACTACAACAACGGAAGATACCTATATATTAAATATACGATTTAATACTATGACATTTACAAGATTACTAGAATTAACTAACTCTAAGTAAATCTTCTAAAGAGTATAACTCTTTCATATAGGGTGACACATTATCTAATACAGATACTGCTAAGTCACCCTTTCTTTTTGGGCCGTGTTTTACTAGAAATTCAACATTGTTAACCTTCTTGTATAGATTAACAATATCTCTAACTGAATGTCCAACTCCATGACCCAAGCATTCTATTTGATTGCTTGGCTTCTCAATAGCAGTACATAGTGCGTCACATATCTCATTAACATGAACATAATCACGGACACAAGTTCCGTCATATGAACCATAGTCAGTGCCAAAGATAGTAAACTCACCTGTCTCTTTTGCTTGCATTAAGTTATGCATCAATCCATCTGGATTGGTTGGGGCAAACCCATCACTACCAATAACGTTATAGAATCTAAATATAGTGTATGGTGTTGGTTTATGTTGAGTATAATACTCACGCACTACATCTTCCGCAGCACGTTTACTAATACCATATGCGCTACCACATCCTTCTGCTGCACCTGTGCTAGCAAAGATAAAGTTCTTTGTCTTTATCTTATTGATAACATTCATTGTGCCATTCAAGTTAGTGATGTAATATTGAATAGGCATCCTTTCGCTCTCACCTACATTGACTAATGCAGCTAAGTGAATCACACAATCAAACTCTGTTGGTATATCAATTAGTTTACGTATATCATGCTGATAGAATTCACGCAATCCATTAGCTTGTGGGACGTTGATATCTAGTCCATGTACTTCATACTTGTCAGCTAGCATCTTAACTAGATGACTACCGATATAACCTGAACAACCCGTTATTAATATTTTTTTCATTCAAAACTAAAAAGGTCTTCACCTTCTTCCTCTGGTTCAAATACTGGATCTTTGGTAAGATACGTATCATTATCCGTATATATTATACGAAACTTATGCTTGTTTGCCAACACTGATTTAATATCATCAATGCATAACAATCTACGTTCTAATTGGATATTAAAAGTACTTAATTTAATTGTAGTTTCTTCACATATTTTTGCAGTATTACTGTTGGATTTCTTACCTTTAAAATCATTGAAACAACTATTCCATTTAGAAAACACACTGGATTCTGTTTGTTGCGTATGACTTAATGCACCCTTATCATAATATGACTTAGCTGTATCATATTGTTCGTATAGTGATGTGACTAGTTGAGCCATATGCTTCTTATCCGTTCTATAGAAATAGTCACTATTAAAGTTTTTAGTCCAGCGCATATCATCTAAACAAACTGTGGGCATTTGTGACATTTGCTCATAGAATGCCATACCATAACTCTCAACTGTGCTGGGGTTGAATGCAACTCTACAACTAGTAATGAAATCTACTTTTGTTTGTCCAATTATACTGACACCAATCTTGTAATCAGTTATTCCTATCTTTTTAAAACGATCTTCAAACTTCTTTGCACCATTTGCATTAGTCATAACTCGTGCAGGTAATTTAGTTTGTTCAATCAATTCTAAGTAAAGTTCTGGGTTTTTTCCTTCTTCCCATCGCCCTATAAACAATACACCCTTACGTTGTTTGTGATGTTCTTTTAATAGTTCTTGTTCTGTGATAGGAATTGGCAAGTGATATGCATTAGTAAATTGTAATTGATTAAATTTACTTTGTGTACCAATAGTAATGCCAAACAATTCTAATTGCTTACGCATCATTTCATTTGTAGAATGCAAGAATGGATTCTTTGTATCTTTAAAGATTTGACTTTCTAAATGAGTATATGCAATTATTTGCATAACATCTTCAAGACCCATTGTACTAGCAACCTGAACAGTTTCGTATGTATTGCATATCAATGCATCATATATATTATTTTCAAGTGCTTCTATGATACTGTTACGGAAGTTGGCCATACGTTCATAACAAAATGTATCACCGTACATAAAGATATTGCTATGGTCAGTATACTTTAATGATTCAAGCGGAGATAGTACGTTAGCCTTTAAAGATTTCACAAAGTCACTGTCTTGTGGTTTCTTGTCAGTAATGATATCAACTTTGATATTGTGACTATCCATTAATTCACAAAAACTTTTTGCAAATTGACCTATCCCACCATGGGGGACCAATGTCTGATAACTTACTAAAAAGCCTATTCTTTTATTATATGTCCGCATTCCATACCTCATCTACTGTTGGAACAGTAATCCATTCTGTCCATCCAAGTGTTTTAAGAAACCCACCTGTAGTTGGGTTATGTGCGCCATAGTCAGTAACCTCTGTTTGATAACGATATTGTAATATCTTCTCAGGTCCATCCCATCCTGCTGTAATAAGCCAACGCATTTCAAATCTCATATTAAATCCTTTAATCTTGCTACTATATATTCATTTTTATCATACCAACGATGTTCAAACAACCAATCTGCAAACCCTGTTTGATATCCTGCGGTAATACAATATGCACTCTCTAACCATATTATACGCTTTGTTACATAGCATCGTCTAGGGATAAGGGTAAACTTTAATTTTCTACCCATAACACATCGTTTGAAATGATAGTCACCGGCTGATTGTGTAGCCCAATCACTTGAGGGCATTATTCTCTATCCACTCTAGCATCTTCATTAGAGCGATAACACATATATAACACACCTACTATATATCCAAGTAAAAATCCCCAAAATAAATTCATTCTGTTCCCCATTTAATTTTTAACCATATTCTCTCATGTATATAATAGTCTATACTTAAAAGAATATGCAATAATGTAGCAAATCCTGCTGAATTAGTTAAGTTACCTGTAAACAAATATGTCCAAAATATTGTAAATAACCAAGCAGTAAGTCTATATGTAATCATTCTTACTACTGTTCTTTTTTTTGTTTCATTCATTAAGTGCCCCACTCATTTTTAAACAATGGCACTTGTAATCTATCACTATACCGCCAGCCTAATCGCATTGCTTCTAATGCAACAGTTTTAGCATTCATATTATATAGACTTTCAACACCACCACAAGGCATCAAGTAAACATGACCTCTAAATCCACGCTTACGATATTCTTCTACTGCTTGTTGTGCTTCTTCCACATCTTGTTTATTTGCTACTACAAACTTCAAATAGGTACGACCCACTTGACTATATTCATAAACTATTTCAGGACATATTGCTTCTTCCCACTTCTCGCCACTGATACTAAGTTTAGGACTAACACTAAATGTAATTGCACCTCTAGAACGATTAATTCCCCACTGTTGTAAATAGATTTTCAAGTCTTGTTGTAATGATTGAGTACCATTAGTTTCAAATGTTAATTCTTGCAAGCCCTTCATCTTTTCATTTGAAAGTAAATCAACATAACTACGCTGCCAACCTAGTAAAGGCTCACCGCCTGTAATCACAAGATGTTCTTCCATCCAACGATTATGCGGGAGCATTTCCATGATGCTATCAACAATACTATCAGTTTCAAGCATTGGACTTAAGTCTTTGAATCTAGGATCCCAACTTGCATAACTATCACAACCTGTACTAACAAGTGGTAGTTGTTTGTAGTCATTATATAAATGTATATTAGCTGCAATATCTTCTACTTCACTGCTTAATTCACCCTTGGGCATACCAAACCCTGCACATTTAAAGTTACATCCAAATGTGCGTAGAAAGACTGAGGGGACACCCATGTATCTACCCTCACCCTGAATACTGTAGAATAGTTCTGCTATTTTTAATTTTGCCATGTTAATCCTGAAATTCGTTATCTTCCCTGTGACCAACACGCATTGCCATGTTAGCATCTGTTTCTCTTACTTCTACTTTACTGCACCACACACGTTCTTTCTCACCATAACTGGGTAAAAAGATTGTGTTAATGTATTCGTATAAGAAATCACTAATACCTTCACAGCCAGTCTTTTCAACTTCTGTAATCTTTGCTAGTTTTAATCTACCTAACTCAAGTAGATGTTCACGCATTGGGTCATCTTGTGCGACTAGTAATGTATGATCAAACCAATCTTCTAGTAAACTTTTAAGTGGCTTTAGTCCACCAAAGTCCATGCACCAGTTACGTGCATCTAGTGTATCACATTCAAATTCTAAATGAAATGATAATGCGTAGCCATGTATTAGATTGCAATGACTGTCGGCACGCCATTGACGATAAGCTACTGGACCTATCTGATTGTAAGTCTTTGTTGAAATATATTTTGCCATGTTGTTCTCCTATGTTATTATAGCATAGGCAGCAGAATTTGTAAAGCGGGATGACGCCGAGACCGCTACTCTTATTTACCTAAATTCATTTCTTTTCGTATATTAGTAGCACTTATTTGGGTAATACTCTCATCAAATGTTTCTTCACCACTTGTATAACCCACTCCGCGTCCCCATCCTATATGAACAATATTGGGTACAACTTGTATCTCATATTGTCCTTGATATAATGGATCTAAGTCTCGTACAATGTATTTCTTGACTTCTTCAATAGCAAATGGATTACTATCTTGCCATCCTTGTACATCACGTACTTGAATAATTACTTGACCTGTCTTTGCTAACAATCGTTCAAACAACGCACGATGTCCATCATGCCATGGTTGCCAGCGACCTAGCATCTGTACAGTTTCTTTCTTCCAATCAAAAATTGGTCTGCGCTTATTAGCTAATATATATGGTGTAATGAATTCTGCCCATTTAACAGCATCTTGCTCATTCACACGGAAATCATATGATTTAGGTTCAATAAAAGCCTTGTTAGTATCAGCATATCTGCCTTCTCTAATTGTATCTACCCAGATAGTATAATCAGGTGCATAGTTAATACGCATCTCTACCAACGGAGCAACAAAGTCAGATATAACATAATCATTGGTTGATTCATCTGCTAGGATTTTCATTCTAATACTTTGTCGAACACGACCTTCTGTACTAAAGTCCCAATCATCATATTTTTTTCTAATCTCGTCTGCGTTAAGCCATGTAACTGTACGACCTTGTTCCCACAGTTTATTGCGAATAGATTCAGCTAGGGTGGTTTTGCCTGCGCCAGGCAAGCCCATAATAAGAATCTTTTTTGTCATCTGTATAACTCCATTAACATTAGATATTTTTCATGTGCATCTTTAACCGCAGGATATTTTTGACGCATGTGTGATTCGTAACGTTCTAATTTAGTTAGCTTTTCAGTCATTCTATGATAGCGCATCAATTCATCCCAGCCGCGACTAGAAATTTCAACTTCTAAAAATTCTTCACCATAATTATTATTATTTATATAGGTTGTGGTTGGTGCCCCATTATAATTATACATTATATTAGGCATTGAAGTATAAACAGGTTTAACACTTTTAATGTTAAAATATATCATAAAATCTTGTTCCATTATTACACCTTATTTTGTTCCGATTCTACTACACGTTTACGTAAACTACTACTACTGAAACTATGGTCACGACTGTTGAATATCAATTCAATTTTACGCTTCTCACAGATTGCTCTACCAGTAAAGTCTTTCTCCATGTACTCAACCCCTAGTATACGCACATCTACGGGCAAAGTCAACAGTATGTCTTCCAAATCTTTTTCTGTATTGTAAACAACGATTTCATCTACAAATCGAACAGCACTTAAACTGATTTGGCGTTCAACGATACTTTGAATGGGAGCATTCTTATCTGGTCTGTCCCATTGTGCATTATTCTGTAATCCAGCAATTAGATAATCACAATGATTCTTAGCTTCACTAAGCATTGCGATATGACCGGCGTGTAAGATATCAAATTGCGAGAACACAATACCTATCTTTAGACCTTGTAGTTTTAGTTCTTTGATTCTATTGAATATCATTTTTTCAATACTCTCCACATCTTTACCTTAGAATGTTCATCTAAGAATTCTTGTTCATCAGCATAAGTGGGTGCATCAGCCATGATTTCATCTAGTAACCATTTGATACGATGTAAATCTTTTTTAATTTCCCAAGTAGTAAATCCATCGTTATGACTAGAATGTAATTCTACCCCAGCCATATAAATTTGATGATGTACGCTATTATAGTCCATTGGTTTATGAAATCCCATTATTGTTTCCTAGCTAATTGATAGAATTCTGCTCTTGCAGCAGGGTCAGACTTGAATCCTCCACCTAGCTTACTTGTGACAGTACTACTACCTGTATCTTCTACGCCGCGTGATTTTACACAATAATGTTGTGCATCAATCATAACTGCAACATCTTCTGTTTCCAGAATGAATTGCAATGCGTGAAATACTTGTTCTGTCAATCGTTCTTGTATCTGTGGACGCTTGCTAAAGTATTCTACGATACGATTGATTTTACTCAATCCAAGAACCTTTTGACTAGGAACATATGCAACAGTAGCAAGACCGTCAATGACTACAAAGTGATGCTCACAGTTACTTTGTACATTGATATTGCGTTCGCAAACCATTTCGTTGTACTTCATTTTGTTATCAACTGCGGTACATTTAGGGAATGCATCGTAGTCTAGTCCCCAAAAGATTTCGTTGATATACATCTTTGCTACACGCTTTGGTGTTTCAATCAAACTATCATCACTTAGGTCAAGCCCCATTGTTTCCATGATAGACTTAAAATGCCCTTCAATGATGTGAATCTTGTCTGTACGAATTAATTTGTTTGGAATAGTAGGAGTTTCAACTCCCATCTTAACCAAATGTTCGTGTACTTTTTGACCCAACTCTGGATCTGTTTTTGTTTTATTATAACTCATAGATAACCTTCCTTTGTGATGGTTTGTGTTTTGAAATGTAAGCAACCGTTGTGCTGCTTACATATTTATTTATCACTTTGATTTTGCTTTTGATTTTTTTGCTGGCTTAACGCTAGCAATAGCTTCGGTAACTTCCCGCAATAGGGCTTCATCGTCCCAAACTAATTCAGTTTTGCCATTTGGAAATGTTGTAACTGTTAAGTGATTACCTTTAACTATCTTTACTACATCTTGTCCAGTAGCATCAATAGTTTCTGTTTTCTTTTTGCGGGTTGCCATGATTAAGCCTTAGCTTCTTTACGTGCTGCTTTCTCAGCAGTGATTTCGTTACGGCGAGCCTTAACTGCTTTAGCTAGTTCACCCAATGCTTTACGGGCACGAGTTCCTGCTGCTGCATTACCTTTTTCAAATTTTTCATGTTCAGCTTCATATGCTGCCAATTGTGTTTTAATATCTTGATGTGCATTCATTTTAGTTTCCTTTTAAAAATTTATTTAGCTTGGATCGCCTTGACCCACAATATTATCATCTTCATCTAACAACTCTAGAGGACCTTCCAGGATGTAATCTGTATCATCACAACTCCAACCT